CAGTATCGTTAATAACTTTGTCATGTTTATCTAACATATTGTTAAGAGCTTGTGCTTTTACAATTTGTGTTTCGTAAACTGTAGGTATAGAAGTAAAATAATGTGGATTAAAATCTCCACCTTGTGCTACATATTTATTGTATATATCTTGTGCATTTTGAAGTTGTGAGTTATTTAATTCTATTATTTGTTCGTAAGGTTTGTTAGGTCTTAAATCTGGATTCATTCCAGAAATAAGGTCGTTAAAAAAGTTTTGTGTGCTTTGACCTAATTCGTTTAATTGAGTGCTAATATTTTCTATAACAAAACCATTTTTTGGAAATAACTCTGGTTCACTACTTGTTATTACCCAATTATCTATATATTTTTTTAATTGTCGTGGTGTATCTAAACCTGTTTCATAAGATTTAATTTTTGGAAGTTTTGCACCAGGTTTATTTGCTGCTTCTGTCAACACTATAATTTCTTGTTCATTACCATGACTTAGTCCAAGTGAATCTAAATCAATCATGTTATTTTTATTAATTACATAAGTGTTAACACCGCCTGGTAATGGTGCAATACCAGTATTTTTTAGTTGATACATAACACCTGATGCAGACTCTAAACTCTTAGAAAATGATTGCCATGTATTAAACCTACTTAATCCTCCACCTCTCCATAAAAAGAAATAGTCATTTGGATTTTGTGCATAAATCTTATTATGCGCATCTATTAGAGTATTTCTCATTCTTTCTTTAAGGTTATTAAACTGACCTTGTTCATTTATTAAATCTAATATTATTTTTCTGTCTAAATCTCTTAGTACATAATCATTGTCTAGTACTAAATTATATTTAGCTGTAAGTTCAGGGTCTTTGTTAGTCAAAGGTAATAATTCATCTAAAGGTCTTTCAGAAAAAATTCCTATTTTTGCTATATCCGCTACAGCATCTGCATTACTCATAGGTTTGTAAGCGTAAACTTTATGAGGACTCTTAGAAGCAAGGTAAATAAAAAACCTGGTTATATCTTCATCAGTAGCTGTACCTGCTTTTATAGCATTTAAAACATCTTCTCCTGAAGGGAATTTTTGACCTTGTGCAATATAATTTCGATTAGTTTCCATTTTACTTGGAGCAAATATTTTATTAGGTTTTACTACATCAGATTTCCATTCTGGTATTAATGTTGTTGTCCTTTCATCTATTGCTTTATTTTCAATCCTAGTTTCTAATAGTGCAGGTCCTTCACCTACTACATTTGTAGGTGTGTCTATAATTAATTCATCTATTTGATTAACTTTACTTTGATTGTTTACAAAATCTGTTTCTGTTGCATCTTGTACATTTATATTTTTTCCTATACCTAATTCATCATTAGGGTCTAGTAATACAACTTCATATTGTGCATTTGTAGGACCAGAAACAAAACCTTCTATTCCTGATTTTCTTAATGCACTAGATATTTGGTCATCAGTTAATCCCATTCCTCTTAATCTTCTTATAAATCCTTGTGAATCAGAACCTAAATACTTTTGTCCATTTTCTACAGAAAATAAACCTTTACCATTAAAATCATTTTCCCAACTTAAACCTGTTTCTTGTTCAAATATTTTCCAATCAATTTTTTCTATTTCATTACCAAGGTCTGCATATCCAACACTACTTATAGGACTTTTTAATCCTGTAACTTTTCCTCTTCCTGCTGAAATTAACAAATTATTACTATTGACTTGCACCTTGTAATAGTTACTTATTGCATTTGGTCCACCTCTTCCACCCATAGTTTTAATATCTCTAATACCTAATGGCTCTGTATAAAAACCTGGTATTTGTGAGCCTATACCAATTCTTGGATTGTATTGTATGCTACTAGCAGGTACTTTTGTACCACTATGTTTTACATAAAATTCCAAATTACCTTCTGTTTTCATAGAGTTTACAAAATTATTTATAAGTTCATTTTGTTTAGCTAAGTCATCTACTACATTTGTAGGTGTGTCTACTAATTCACTTATATTGTCTGGAACACCTTTAATACTGCTTAATTCTATTTCTAATTTTCCTTTAAAATCTTTTTTAGCTTTATCTAAAATATCATCTAATTTTTCTATCTCTTCACTAGATAAATCTACATCAGGTTTACTTTGTAAATTACCTAATTCTGCACTAACATTCATAACTTCTGAATTTACAAAACTAAGTAATAATTCTTGTTCTTTAAAATTTAATTTGTTTTCTAATACAAAAGAATCATATTCTGTATACAAATCTATTAAGTTATTTGCTACATTACGATTTCTATAATCTCCAAAAAGGTTAAATTTTTCATTACCACGAATACTATCTTTAATAATTTTTGAACGCTTGTATGCTGTAGAATCTTTAAACGCAAATTCATCTAATTCACTAGCATCTTCAGGAATAGGTAGGCTATCCTCTTCCATTTATCTACCTAACAATTTTAATGCAGCTTCTATTCCTTCACTTAGTGTAGGTTTAGGAACAACGCTGTTAACTGGTGTATGACCAGCAGCTTTTTTTTGTTTATTAACTTGTGCTTCTAACATTTGTTTTACTCTTGCATAAGACTGTGCTTGTGATTGATTTACAAATTGCATCTGTGCTGCTACTGGAACTTGTGATTGAAATTCTTGCATTTTATTTTCAGGTATTGTAACTTGTTTTTTATCTTGTGTTGAACTAAGTGGTAAAGAATATGGAACAAATCCTTCTTCTGGAACTGGTATTCCTCTATCTTCATCTATCTCTTCCATAGTATTTAATTCTGAATTTAATCTTCTTTCTAATCCTGGATAATCTATTCTATCTTGTTTTGAAATAGTATTTTGCCAAGCTGTTTTAATAGCTTCTATATCTCCACTTTCTACTGTCTTGTAAAGTTTTTTTGATTTAACATTATTTGGTCTATTGAATGTAGCAATAACCATTCCATCAAATTGTCCTTGTGTAAATGTAACACCATAGTTTTCCATTCTTTGATTAACTATTCTTACTGCTTCAGCTATATCTTCTTCAAGTAAAGATAATGCTTCTTCTTCAGTAATTGTATCTCCTAGTTTAAACTTCTTACCACCACTTAAATTACTATGCCCATATCCAATAGATACAGATGTACCATCTTGATATGCTTCAAGTTGTAAAGTTTCTTCAGATTTTATTATGTCTATAGCAATATCTGATGCTTCCATTAACCTCTCCTCATAACTGATTGTGCTTCTGCAGATTTAAGACCTGCTAAATTTCTGTTCATTCTATAAAATGTATCATCTTCTATATCAGCTTGTCTTTGTAATTCTTCTCTTGGTTTAAACACTTCGTCTAATACTTCTTGCCCACCTTCTGTAAGTATTCCAACATCTGGTTCTTCTGCAGGTGTTCCTGCTAGTTGTGTAACTTGACCTGTTAATTTGTCATAAGAAAGTGTTGGTGCAGTACCTGCTCCTAATCCTGAAAGTGAACCTTTAAATTCTTCTACTGGTCCTTCAAGTAATTTAGCTGTTATATATTTTTTCTCATAATCTGATAGTGGAGCACCTTTTCTAGTTTCTGCTTTAGTTTTTATATCTGCAACATATTCATTCAATGCTTCATCACCAAATGTATATACTCCTGATGCAGCAGATGCTTGTGTAGCTTGTGCTGAATTAGCTAATAATTTAGCAGCAGAACTCCATGACATCTGTCCTCCATTGTTCATACTAAATGTCATAGCTGCTTTAATTCCTTTTAAAAACTCATCATCAATATCAGCACCTATTGTTTTAGTTAAATCAATTAAACCAGCAGCAGCTAATATATTCTTAGCTTGAACTCTTAGATAAGGAGTTAATTGTCTTGCTTGTGCTCCTATATCTGTAGGAAAATATATATACTTAAATGCAGTTCCTGTTCCTAGTATTCTTCTTCTGTCTGCTTGGTATTCATCATTAGTTAAAAAATCTTCTGCAGTTACATATCTATATAATGGACCTTCTGCTGGGTCTGTAAATTCTGTTGGTAATTCATACTCTCTTAAAAATCCATTACCTAATGGTGTTTTTGTACTTGCTTCTTGACCTGCAAGAATAGCATCATAAATAGTTCTTTCATCAGAATCTAAACCAGCACCACCACCTATACCTGTTCCACCTACTCCACCACCAAATGGGTCTCCTGGAACTGTAGTTGTCGTTGTACTTGTATCTGTATGTCCTGGTGTATGTGCCATATTAATCCTCTAATCCAAATTTTGTTAACTCGTAATTAAATACCTTTTCAAATATTACCAAAAATTTAGGGTTTTTTCTTCCTAATTGTTGTGCTTTAGTAAATAATTGTTCTCTAATTTGTTGTGCTTGTATTGATGGATTATTCTTTATCCAGTTCATAGCATCTTCATCACTAACATATAGCTTAGCTTTCTTTACTGAATTAATAGCTAATTGTCTTTCATTTAAATATTCTGCTATGTCATCTCTATTTTCAAACTTATCAAATCTTTTATCTTGAATAGCTCTTTGTAAATAATCTATAAGTACATCATTAGGTACTCCTGTTTCATAATCTGAACCTAATACTTTATTTAACTCTGCAGAATTACCATAAGCCATTGGAAACATCTCTGCTAAATCAGCATCAATAGCAGCAAACTTTGCTTTCTTTCTTGCAGTTCTTAGTGTTGCATCATTAGTACTATTATCTATAACTCTTGACCAGTAGTCTTTAGTTGCTGATTCAATAGCTGATGCAAGAAATGTTTGTGTAGATAAATAAAACTCATCTGGTGTCTTTGGTCTAAACAAACCAAGATTACTAACATATCCTACACCACCATAATCTGTTGCTCCTTCGTCTAAACCTGGTGCAAACAATACAAGAACTGGACCATAATCTGCAGCTAGTTCTGGATTATCTAAAACAAATTCATACTCTGGTCTTGTTCTTGGTAAAATTCCACCTTCTGATACATTTTTACCTTTTATTTGTAAAGCAGTAGTAGTAAAACTTTCACCTAATGTTCTATTATCTAATCCTAATAATTTAGATATTTCTAATAAAGCGTAGAACTCTCCTTGTGGTCCTAATGACATAACATATTCATCTTTAATATCTTGATAGAAAGCATGAATAACAGATAACTCAACAAAGTTATTCCATACTAGCCCTGTACCTTCACCTTCTTTTCCATACCATTCTTGAAATGCAACTTCATTTCCTTCTATTGCATAAAGAATAGATAGTCTAGGTGTAAGTGGATTAATAAATCTATCCCATGTTTTTAATTGGTAATAGTTTGTTGCTAATGTTAATGCAACTTCTTCTAGTGCTACAACATCATCTGATAAATCTGGTCTTACTAATGCTGCTACTTGATATGCTGTATCTATAGAAGATAACCATTGGTCCTCATCCATACCAGGTATGCCAAGGTTAGTAGCTATAACATTTAACATATTTTTTCCAACAGATGGCATAACAGTTTCTGCAAGTATTCCTGGAATATCACCTATTGATTCATATTTTGCAGATGTTAATTCATATCCACCAAATATATATTTTTCTAAATTTCTTTTTGCAACTGGTTTATTTTTAACAACTAATCCTGTTGGCAAAGCTATTGCTGGTCCAACTGGTGGGAATAAACCACCACCACCTACAAGTAAAGCTCCTAATGGTATTCCTCTTTTAGCAATTACACTAGACCCTTCAACAGACATATCATCAGTAAATGCACCTCTACCTTCAGATTTAACATAATCTTCAAATGGTGTACCACCAACTGGAACAATTAAGTATTGTTGATTATCTGGAGCTGTGTAAATAAAATTGTGTTCTAAACCTTTTCTATATCCAAATCCTAATTGAGCTACTGCTTTTGGATTAGCTAATGCTAAGTTATAATATCTACCTACAACTTCACGATATGCTTCAAAGAAAGCAAAACCTATTCTATATGCTTGTGAGAAATATCCTCGTTCTGTTAAGTTATACAACAATCTAGCATGTAATTCATAAGCATACTCTACAGCTCTTTCATGCAAATCTTCCATAGACATAACTCTTGGAGTAGATGCAGATTTAATATCTGATAAATCTAACATTGATTGATAATCACCACTAAACACTCTGTCCATAATTGGATTAGTTTGTGGTTTTAATATCTGAACAACTCCAGCTTTTTTATCTACAATAGCTTTTATACCTGCTGATTCTAAAACATTATTAGCAATAATTGCAGCTTCTGAACTAGATTTAGTAATAGCTTTACCTGCTGGTAATATTTTCTTTTGACTACCAATTAATAAATCTTGCCCTGCTCTTCTTATAACATCAAATGCACCTGGAGTATTGCTGTATATTGTCTCTACTCCTGTAGAAGATACATTAGCAATTCCTTTTTGATTTCCAATAATTGCTAAATATTGTGCTTTAGCTAATGCTTCATCTTTACCTTTAACAACATTTGCTGGAACACCTTTATTTATTTTTACACTAACATCCAAATATAATTTACCATCTTCTACCCAACCACCTAATACATGGTCTTGTTTACTTAATAATGATTTATTATCTTTTATAAATTTTTCTATTATCTCTCTAGTTACTGGAGTTTTAACTATAAGTTCTTTTGTTTTATATGGAGATAAATAATATCCAGGTACTCTTGTAAATTTCTTTCTACCTAAATCTAAACTCCAACCATCAGGATGTTCTGTTATATAAGCGTAAGCTCTGTCTATTGCATCTTCTAAATCTGCTTTCTTTCTTAAAATATTTCTTGATTCTTTTTTACCTATAACTCTATTTAATGTGGATATACCAACATCACTTTCTAATTTTCCTTGTGGATTTTTTCTTAATGAAGTTGTTTTACCTTTAGACAATTTAACCTTTAATCCTGTTACATTAGGTTCTTTTCCAGTAATTCCAAGTAAATCAAACAATTCTTGTTTAGTTATTGGTTTATCAAACTTACCTCTTGTTGTAGTTAAATACTCTATAGCGTCATCTACTAATGCTTCTGCGTCTACAGACTTATCTAAATATTTTGTTAACGAAGCAACTAAAGCATCTTTATTAGGAATTGCTCCATCTATAATTGCTTCATTTTTATTAATGTAAAAGTTATATACACCTATTGCATTACCATCATCACCTAATCTATAATCAGCAACTGCAGATTGTTTTTTAAATACTTTTAATTCTGTATTGTATAAATTTAAATCAAACTCTAAGACATCATTATTTACATCTATTCTTTTTAGTGATGTAACTTGTTTTTGTCCTTCTTTAGAATAAGCAATAATAGACAATGAATCACCATTATCAAATACTTTAATTGGAACTGTTCTTTCTGTTATTGCAGTATCTGGAGCAAGATTTTTAATTGCTTCATATTCTTTTTTAACAAGGTCAAATATATCATCACTTAAACTAATTGCAGACTCTGGGTCTAATTGTTCTTTTATTATTTTATTTAAACCAGTCTTTGTTGTAAAAGGTATACCACCTTCAACATAATGTTCGTATGCTTGTTTAAACACTGGCACTCTGATTAAATCTGATTCTATTTGTGCAGTAGCAAAGAACAAAGCATCAAAAAATTTCTGATATGTCTTTCTATCATCTATAGGTTCTTTAGCTTTTGGTACTTGATTTGGTAATAATTGTCTATTTCTTTGTACTAAAGTTTTAATTTTTGCATTATATATAGCTAGTGATTCTGGTGTCATAGAATCAATACTTCTTAAATCTACTCTTCCTACTCTTCCTGTAGATAATATATCTAATAACTCTGGTACTTTACCTGTGTAGTTATTAATTGTTTGTGTGTAATGTTTTGCAAGAGCAATATAATCTTCTGGTCTATTAACTAATGGTATTGTACCTTTAGCCCAAATGTTTCTTGATTGCATCATTTTATTTGCTTGTTCTATTATTTCTCTAATAGCAGGTGTTTCTTGATATATTTTTCCAATATCTTCGTAAGATAAATTCTTTTTCATTAATGCTGCTGTAATACCTGAAAGGTCATCATCTATAAATTCAAAAAAGTATTCTTGATATGCTTCAATATATTTAGCTGACAATTCAAAATCTAGTAACCCATCTGGAGTAGGAACATTCTTTTGACCAATTTTATTTATAAGTTCATATCCTGTATCAGGTATTCTTCTTCCAAATGTAAATGTTGGAGAAGCAGATGATAGTTCTGCTAATTCAGGAAACGCATATTGTGCATTATCTTGAAACACACCTAATGCTTTTCTAACAGATACAGGTAGTTTATCATTTAATCCTTTAAGTTTTCCTTCAAACACAACTGGTCTAACTTTTTTGTATGGACCAACTAAAGATGTATCAGGAGTAATACCTAATGCTTTTGCTATAGCTCCCTGTGAATCATTAAATAAATATTTAAAAAATTGTGTAGGGCTTCTAAACATAGACCTAACACCTAAAAGAGAAGCTCTAATGTTTCCTTCTAACGCCAATTTAAATGGATAAGATAATCTAAATAACAATGCTAATGGATAAAATACAGACCTAACTGCACCAAATGTACCACGCTCAATAGCAGATAAACTATCTTCCTGTATTCTTTTAAACAAAAATCCTGGGTCATCTAAACCTTTAGCAATCTCTGCTATCTCTTTACCCATAGGTGTATTTTCATCCCAAAATGTTCCTGGTTTTCCTTCATCAAATGCTTTTCTAGCAGTTGCAAATACTTTTTCTATACCTTCTTGTTCAATTAATGTTTGTGCTCTTAGCCTTCTTCTTTGTGTTGTAGATTTAATTAAAGTTACAATATCTGGAACTTCTAATGTATAACCACTAAATTGATTTATTAAATCAATACTATGTCTAATAAAATCTATAGGTACTTCATTTTCAAATTGACCTGTAGCTTGTCTTTTAGTAATAATATCTATTTCGTCTAATGGATAAAATTCAGGTGTTCTGGATGGTTTAACGAAATCTGCAACTGTGTCATCATATAATCTTTTTTCGCCTTTTAGTTTTCCAAACACTTCATTTATTTCATTATCTGACAGACCAAACAAATAACGCATTTGTAATGCACCTTCTGTTCTAAGCAATCCATCATAATAAAGTTCTTGTCCTTTATTCCATAGACCATTGTCAAGTGCGTCATAAAAATCTAATAGCATCTTGTTTAAACGACTTTCTGGAACTTTTAATAAATTACCCATTCTTGCAAACATCACTACAGACTTCTGTACTTCTCTCATATCAAACTGTCCAGCATTAGCTAATCTAACATCTGTACCATTCATTAATTCTTTAATATTTTGAAATACACTATCAGTCTTTCTGCTTCCACCTCTTCTACCAAGTGCAGTAATACCATCATCTAATTGTGCTTCAGCAAATCCTCTAAGCATGTTATCTGACATAACTTTTGCTTGTATTCTAAATTGACCTGTTTTTCCTAATGATGCACCACCATAAACCATATCTGATAAATATTGTTTAGAAAACCCATCTTGAAACGCTTGTTTAACTAATAATGGGTCAGTTACATCTGATAATGTTTTAGCAAACTTATGATTAAAACCTGAATTTATTAAATCTAAAAATATTGGTTTGCCACTTTTGTTAGCTTCAACAAGTATTGTTGATAGCCCATCTAGTATTTCATCATTTTTTTTCCAAAACTCTTCTACTGTTCCACCATCATCTACAAATCTTTTCATTTCTTTTTGAGCACCAGCTAAAACTTCATCAAAGTTATTTGGTACTTTTCCACCTAAACCAACACCTTTAGATAATAAAACACCTAAATCAGTTGCATACGCAGCAACTAAGTTAATAGCACCACCCATAATTCCAGATATACCTTTATTTGGGTCAAATGATAATTCATTTAATGCTTCATCTTTTTTATCATATAACTCTTCAACTATTTTATTTTTTTGGTCTACTGTAATTTGACCATTATCAAAAGCTCTTTCTGCTTGTAGTATTTGTAAATCATAATTTTGTTGTATATCTTCATACATAATATTTTGTGGAGAATATCTACCAGGCATATTACCAGTAACTAAATAAGCAATATAATCACCAGTGTTAGTACTTAATTGTGCTCTTTCATAACTTTCTCTAAGTATTCTATTTTGTTCTAAATTTTCTGGTGGAGTTAATACACTAAGTAACGAACCAGGTTCAGAACCTTCACCTAATACTGTTTCCCATTTTTCAAACGCAATACTTATTTTTTCTAAAGGAGTTAAATCTCTTTTTTTATTTTTTTCTTGTACTCTTACCTCATCTAAATAAGCATCTTTAATATCTTCATAAGCAACTTGTATATCTGTTTTTTGCCAGTAAGCATCCCCATTTTTATCTACTACACCATTAGCAATTAACCATGATTCTGTTTTAGCTATAGCATCACTAATAGGAATTTCATCATCAAATAATCCAGCTTTATTTATTTTTACTAAACTTCCAATCGCTTTTAAATAAGCCTTAGTAGTAACACCACGCATCATCCATTCACTTTGATTATTGTTTCTTCCATTTTTTTCAAACTCTATAGCATCTTGTCTTGTTAATCCTTTTTCTGCTAAAATCTCTTCTTCATAAGGAGCAGCTATAGCACCAAGATTTGCTGTTCGTCTACCAAGTGAATCAAAAATACTATTTAAACCTAAAAACAAAGTTTGTGTAAATGCTTTTTTTCCTTCAGTTCCAAACAATTCATTTCTTGTATTGGAATATACTTCTTTGTTACTTTTAACAATTTGACTAACTTGTTTTAACCAATCAGTAACTGCATTAGGTTTTCCTTTAGTAATATTTACTTTTATTGGTTTAGTTGTTTTATATAATTCATAATATGTTTGAGGAGGTACATTTAACTCTGCTGCTGATATTACTAATTCATCTAATTCAGAAGGAGTTAAATCTTTTAATATTTTGTAGTTAGTAGCTAATGTATCAATGTCAGCACCAAGTTCAACTTTTTTAGTATCTTTTCTTTTGTTGTAAGCAATACCTTCTTCTATTGATTTGTAGAAATTCTCATTCCATTTGCTATAAATGTTCATTAGAACCTCTGAATTGTTATTGGAGCTTTTTCCTTAATTAACTCTATTAAAATCTGTGTGTCTGTATTTGGTGGTAATTGAACAATTTGTTGTGGTTGTGTATCTGCTAATCCAGATTCATTAATTCGTTCTGTAGGTTTAGCAAATATATCTTCAGGTTTATAGCTTGGCATACCACCAGTAGCAGCAACTTGTTGTTTGAATCCTGGAGGAGGTCCACCTACTGCAGATATTTGTTCTTCTTGATTTGTATAACCACGATATTCTTTTGAACCTGGAATTGGTTTTAAAACTAAATCTTGAAACGCACCATCTATTTTAGGTGTTTTTCCTTTTCTACCACCTGGCATTTTTGTCATCCTCATCTGGATTTTCCATTTCAAATCCTATATCTATACTAATCCATACTCCAGGTATTGGAGTAGGTAAAAACATATTACCTAGTGGCATATTAAATTGTGATAAAAATGTTTTATCTATGATTGGGTCATCTTCAAATTCTGGTAATTCCCAGTTTTCTTGATTAATAATATTAAAAAACTTTTCATTAATATCAGAAGGGTTCTTAGCCAAGAGGTCCTCCTATTGGTAAACCAGGACCTGCAGCTAATTGTTCTGGTGGTAATCCACCACTTAATCCAGCTAACACAGATGCTATATCTGGTTCACCTTGTGGAATTGCTGGTCCACCTAAACCAGCTAACGCTTCTTCTTCTGGACTTAATTGTGGTTCTTCTGGAGTAAAAAACTTATCTAAAATACTTGTAATGTTTTGTGGGTTTTTTCTTATCTCAATAGCTGCCATAGTTGCTTTTGGATTACCTTGTGAAGCCTGTGCCATTAATGATTCAAATAATACATTCTCTGCTCTTTCAGAGTTAACTCTATTTTGAATCTGTGATATATTATCTAAACCATCAAGATTTTCTTGTAGTGTTTGCATATCAATAACACCTTGTTGTTTTAATTGTAAACCAGTAATAATTTTTTGTGGTTCATCAAATCCTGCCATTACACCATAGACTCTTCTTGTTTTGTACATTTCTGCAATATCTATACTTGGGTCGTATGTTTCTTTAAATGCAGTACCATTTCTAAAACCAGCAATAGGTTTTCTTTTACCACTGTACATTACTTCATCCCACTCTAATCTTTTTGCATCTATTTCTTCTAATGCGTCTTTTAATATAGTTTGGTATTCTCTAACATGCAGTGATGCAGATTGTCCTAGCTCTTCAAGTCCTCTTCCAGTAACAAACGCATTTGGAGACTGTCCATCATCTGATACTGGATAAGCAGAACCTAATCGCAAGTGTCGTTCAAGTCTATCTATTTGTTGGAACAACTGATAAGGTAAATTATTAGTAGGTTTGCTAACTTGTGAACCTGGGGTCAAGTAGTTAACAGCGAATCTACCTTTTCTATATTGTCCTGATTCTATCTCACCAATGATGTTAGTTTCTGTAAACACAGCATCTTCCATAGCTATAACAGATAGAACATTGATTTTTGCCATATTAGCCATTAATCCAATTACATGATGGAACTGGCTTTGCATTTGGTCAAAACTGTAACGCTTTGCTATGACAAATCTTGGTCCTGATTTTAAAGGATTAGGTATGAAATCTAAAATAACTTTGTTCTCTGGAAGAAACACATAAGTGCCTTCTTCATCATAATATTCAGCTACAACTTTACCTGTACCATCTGCATTAGCCCATCCTTTGTCATAACTAGAAAGATAAGCCATAGTGTTATATTCACTAGATACTTCATCTAAAATTACATTTTTAAATTTAGGGTACATTTCTGCAAGTGTTACATGAGGAACTCTTTGTACAACTGCTAATTCTTTTGGTTGTTGGTCAACTCCAAAGTAACCTGGGTAACATAAGTATGGGTCTCTAATCTCTGCTACTGGATAAGGTATACCATTAGCATCTTTCTTTTCTTTTAATATCCATACAGCAAAACCATAACCTGGTAACCATCTACCAACTTGTGGTAATTGTTTATCTAACTTTTGTATTTCATCAAAAGCATGAATAATTCTTTCTAGTTTCTCTGCTCTTTTAGTTGCTCTTTCAGAATCTTTATCGTTATATATATCTACTTTTAAATCTGGAGCTCTACCTAATTTTTGTGCAAATCTTTCTAGTGCAGACATTAATAAGTTAGGGGCAGGTAATTGTCTATAATCCATATCACGCATATCTTTACCAAGTAATGCTTTGAGACCATCAGCTCCACCATTCATAATGGCTCTAATGTTTTCTTTATCTGCTGCGTAGTCTGCGTGTAAACTTCTAAGTTCGTAAACCCTGCTATATAATTGTTCTGCTGTTTTCATTATCTCCAAACATCCAAGTCTATGCCCATGCTTTTATATCCACTAAAACTAGGTTCATATTCCATACCCATTGTAGCAAGTCTTTCTTTTTGTAAACGCCTTATTGTTTTCATTGGAAACCAACTTGCCATTACTAAGTCAGACTTTTGTCCTACAGTTCTACTTTTATTTTGAGCAGAACTAAAGTACACTAACTGGCTTGTATATAAGTTTACCTTCTCTTGTGCTTCAAAGCTACGATATGGTAAATTAATTAACTTCTGTTCAAACAATGGTCGCATAGCTGTTACACCATACACAGGGTCATGTTTGTTGCCATAAGTTTGTGTACCTTCTAAAAATATACCATGTTTACCAGCAAACTCACGAATTGATTTATCTTGTCTAATTGCTTTTTGAAATCCATTTTCTTCAATAACCCAGTGAGCTAGATTATATTTCTGATACCACTTTTTAATTATTTCTAATGCTTGTGGTATACCTCCACCTAAAGCATTTTCCATATCAATCATAAATAATCTATCTGTATTTTGGTCATATCCCCATAAGAAACATGCTTGATAACCTGTTGATGCTGGGTCAAGACCTGCAATTAATCTAACATTGTTTGGAACATTACCTATGTCTCTATTCTGGTCTCTACATGCTTCTATCTCTACTCTATCAAATAAAGACATACCATCTGGCATAGCTACATTAAGATATACCATTTCATAGATTGCTCTACCTCCTGTAGTTTCAGCAGCTTTTTTTCTATCCATAAGCCACTTGTAGGTTCTTTTCTTAGCCCACAACATACAATCTTTATGTGCTTCCATATCCCAGTCAGATATTGTACAAGCAGTATCATGTGCTTCTTCTACAATAGTTAACCATGATTCATTATCTAGTAAGTGAGAGTACAAATCATCATAATGTTGTCTTGAACCAATTACAACCATAGCTGTGTGTTCCTCTTTACGAGATGATAATGTTGTAGTCCACCAGTTTCTAGTGTTCTCTCTTGATGCTGGTTGCATAGTAGATGTATGGTCCTCAATGTCGTCAGCAATAATAATATCGCAGTCTCTAGAAAGAATCTTTCCTCCTCTACCTATACCCACCATGGTAGGAGATTTGATACCAGTAACAGTACGAGTACCAACAGTAAAACCATTTTGCGACCACGACTTACCTGTCCTACTGGTTGGTTTAAATTTTGGTCCTGGTCCACATATTTCTTCAATTAATAACTCGTTACTTTCTAGTTGGTCTAATACAGAACTAACTGCATTCTTTGCAATCTCTTCGTTACCACCTACCCATAGTATTCTGATATTTGGATTTGTGCATATTAACCATACACAAAAATGAATTAACAAATCAGTCTTACCATGTCGTGGTGGGGATAATATCATTTGCTGATTACCTTGGTCTATAGCTTTTAATATAGAATCAATCCATTTGTTATGAAAGTCTGGTGTTTCGTATGGTATACCCTGTTCTGTTTGAAAATATCTATCTCTAAAGTTACTAAAATCTTCTAATGATTTTTCTGCTACTTGTGGTAGTTCCCAATTCTTTCTAGCTTCTTGTTCTTCTAAATCTTCTAAGTATGCTTGATATGCCATAGAGACTGCAGCTACAGAAGTCTTTAATATTTTTGAAACATCTTTGATTGTTGAGTTACCTTTGAGTATTGCTTCGCCTAATCCTGATTCTTTTAAATCGTTATAAACAACTCCTCTACGACTTTGTACATTTTTTTTGCTAGGTATAATTAAATCATCTTCTTGTTGAACCCACTCTATACCTTTTGCTTTTGCTCTTTTCTTTTGTGTCTGAATACGATTAGCACATCTATCACTACAGTATTTCATGCGTTTGCCACTTAATACTCTTTTGCATCCTGCAGCGTAACATATTTTTCTATCTACCATATTTTTCGCAATCTTTGTTTTTGCACACTACATGCCCTTCCTCAATTTTGAGAGTTTCTTTACACATAGGACATGGAATGTAGTAAGTACTCAAAAATTATTTTTTCTTCCAACCACGCTTCATTTGATTGTAGGCTTGTTTAGAAATAGTAGATTTCTTTTTTGACCTAGAAGTTCCTGCTTTTTGCCTTCTATGTATATTGCCTACTAAACTATTTTTTCCTGAACTATGTGCCATTGTAACTCCTTACCACATTTCGCAAGACCAGTACCTAGGTGTAGTCTTGTCTTTTGCTGTATCGCATTTATGTCTATCTCTAAATGATTTTCTAGCTTCTGGATTATCTTTTCTGATTTCCATATTAGGGTCTCCAAACATAACCTTCTTAACTTTATCTCCATCCTTCACATAGACTTTAAATTTTTTACGACCATACCCAGGTTCGCCCTTACTAATCCTAGAAGGACTATCTAAATTAACTGACTTACCTTGATACTCTGCCATAGTTAAACTTTTTTTGGTTTATTCTTCATACCCTTTTTTTGAGCTTTTTTCATCCCTTTTGGGTAACCAATTCCTTTTGGCATTATTTTTGTTTCCTTCCTGCCTTACGCATAGCTATTGCCACAGCTTGTTTTTGGGAATAACCTTCTGACATAAGTTTCCTTATGTTTCTACCAATTGTCTTGTCTGACTTTCCTGTATATAAAGGCATAACAATATCTTAGCATAGGTGTGTAAAAAAAAATTTTTTTTATCTACAATCTGCACATAGTCCTTCAATAAGTTCATCTTCCCAAAAAGGATTCCAACAGTTATCGCAGTCTTGTACATGTATTGCCATAAGAGTATCTTAACAGTTACACCCTCACTTGCGTGAGGGTTTCACTGAACAAACAATAAGGAGGTTTCCTTATAAGTTACGAATGTAACTTAATTATTATATCACATTTAAATTATATGCAAGTAAAAACTAAGGGGTTGCATGAAAGGCGTAGGCGAAAGGAGGAAACTCCTACTATACGCAACCCCTTAAATAAATACTACCACTAAATTTTATGTTATGATATACTCTAAGAGAACAAGCAAGAGGTTCTTCCTGCTTTAAGAAGAGGACCTCTGACAATAACAAACTTCATGTAAGTGGATTAGCAGGACCATGGTAACTAGCGTTATAGGCTATTATTCCACATATTTAAATGCTACTAAATTTTAGTCATTCTGGTTTTGGGAGGGAGTGGCACAGGGTTAGCTGTGCTTTCTTT